CGACCTTAGTGTCGTGACCGGGGGCGCATTCGTCGTAATATTCGTTGAAATCACTCATATCTGAGGCGTCGAGCTCCTCAAGAACCCTCTTTATCGGGACGCCTTCCTTAGATCCTTCGATCCTTTTGATTCGGAGGGCTAGCGATTCACTTGCGAGCTGGTTCGATTTTTTCTTATTGATATCAATCAATTTCTTGAAGTCGGACCCGTCCGTAAACCGCCACCAAGCAGTCAACCCACATCCCTTAAATTGGAATGGCGCTAGGAAGTTGGGTTCCTCGTAGCGTTTCTTGATCAAATCTCTATCGCCTGACTTTTCCTGGATATTGCTGAGATCGACTGTAAAGTCCTGTCTCTGGCGGCAAGCTGGGCATGAGACGGTGATATCATAGTCGTCTAACCAAGTAGCGCGGCGTACTCCAAACAGGATCGCGTTTCGGTCCCCGTCCAATAGGGTTATGGGGTCGATAAAAGAATCAACTAGAGCATCCTTTAAGAGCCTGTTAACGGTTTCCCCGTTCTGAAGGGAGGCGCGGTCTGTAAGTAGGTTTATTTCTTTTACTTTGAGCGGGCGTACGTTGACGATCTGGTCCAGGCCGGGAAGGTGTATTTCCATGTCTTTACCCCAGTGGTTCTGTTTCTACAATCGAGCGGTTTACTAGAATTTGGTCGCAGACTTTCTAATTTACGCTCAATCAGGAATTTCAAACGGGGCTGGTTAGGCCCCTAATTTTCTTGGCATACCGTCCAACCTAACTCACGGGACTCGAATACTGTAGTTGAATACGATCTCGGCTTCGCTAAAGGTATGCTCGGAACTGGTGTTGTCCCAAGGACCTACCTTAACTCGCTTTGGCCAAGCATTAAACATCCGATATCGACGAGCAGTGGTACCGTCTCGCTTCTGGTTAACGATATCAGCATTAGTCTTGTAACTATCGCCAACACCTCCAACGTCGTCTCCTGCGGCAGCGGCCTCAAGATGCCACGACTCCATATCGTTGTCGTCGCTTGTCTGGCCACGCTCGAGAGTGACGTTGGTAAAGGTTACTCTTCCCGCGTCTTTCTCGTTGAAAATAGCGCCGCCTTCAGCGTATTCGTTGACTTCGATATCCGATTCAATCTCACTGCACTTTTGGAATGCTGTGTCGCCGAGCCGGTCGCATTCGATTATGAATTTGTAACGCTTCAGAAAGTCTTTTGGCGATCCTTGTACTGGCATCCGATTCTCCTCCCTTCATCTAACCTGGGGCACCCGGCCCCAGGCGTAAGTTTAAATTAACCGGCTAACTCTGCCAGTAAGGCCCTCTGATCAACAGTGAAGCTGATCGTAAAGAAGTATCCGGGCTTCTTGGTAGCGATACCAATCTCTCCGTTTACCCGACTCGCTTCTGCTTCGCTTGGAGGATTTATCGTCCCCGACCCGAATGTGAAGTCTACGTAGAACGCCTCCTGTGGGATTGCGCCTCGCAGACCGCCCTGACGCCAGAACCGAGTAAGGAACACGGTAACGGTTGCGTTGAGGCTATTGTATAGCTTCTCCTCAATATTCTCATGCTTGGCATATCGAATACCTTGGGCTATCGAAACCTCTACGAATATAAACACCCTTCTTTCGTTGAAGTTGGAAACAAGTCCGTCCAACTTGGTGAGTCGAGCTCCGTCGATAAACGGCCCAACACCCTGTTCGCTCCAAAGAGGATTAATCCCGTCTGGAAACAGCAAATCGCGTACGGCTTGATCCTGAGTAACATCCGTTTCTAGGCGCACGATACCCTTGATAGCTCCGTCTACGATACCGGCTGGGGCCTTAGCTACCCCTTTGCCGACAGCGTTGTCGGTGGCGGCGCATCGACCAAGAACGACTGGCGAGTTTCCTATGACCAAGTCAGATCCGAACGAGATGCCAGGAGTCATATCGCTGATGACTACAAGCGGCCAGTAGAGTGCAGAGAACTCTGAACTAATACCGTTTGCCGACTTGTAAGCTACAACCTGTGCAGCGGTTTGGCCTGCTGGAGTATCCTCAATCCAAGCGAAATGCTTTTGCAGCTCTGCAAACTGTCGACCCGCCTGCTGGACGGCAAGCGTTGGGCGTTCCCAACAGCAAGCCAATGCGAAGCGTGCCTCAAGGTTCTTCCAAGCGTAGATCCCAGTCTTGGTGCCTGAGTCTCCGATGAAGTCTTGATCGGTGATGCCAACCAGCCCGTCGTTTCCACCCGCCAATAGGTGATCCCCTAGAGCAGGAAGGTTGTTATTGCCCAAGGTGTTCGTTGATTCTTCGTCTACGAACGTAATCAGCTTGTTCTGCCTACCGTTGATTCGGAGCTCGGCGTAGTCCGAGCTGGCTGGATTGAGGTTCAGGTTGTCGAAACTGTCCTGAACAACGCCAGCCGATGACAGAACGTCGAGACGGAACCATGACGCAAGAGCGTTCTTGGCTGCGCTGATTCTGATGATCCGACCGTTTGCATGGGTTCCTGGGCCGTCGCTGGCTGTGACTGTCGTAGCGATTTCTGATTCTGGATCCGATCCTCCAGTAAGGGTGGCTCCTGACAAGGTCAAATCGTTGTCGGCATCAACCTTAGTCAAAGCAATCGAGTTACCTGCTGTCCCCACTGCGGCAGCAGTAACGAGAACTCGGGTCGTATCTGTCGGGTCGATAGCTGCGCTAACTGCAACGAGTGCGTTGACCGCGACCTGAATTGCTAAGGCAGTGAGGATCGAAGTCACCCCAAGGGCGATATCTATTCCAAATTGGAGCGTAATCGCGCCAACTGTAAGAGAATCACCGTTCGCCCCTCCCGAGAACGTGGCCCCGGAAATTGTGAAGTTGTTAGTGGCCCCATCGACTTCGACAAGCGTCAGAGCGTTGCCAGCCGTCCCTGGGACTACTGCGGTGAGCAAGACTCTAATGGGATTGCTGATATTGATCGAGGCGGTCAATACCCCTGAAATCGCAGGAGCGATACTTGCGTTAATCGCGGTCATGATTGCAGTAGCGGTGAGAGCTGCTGTGCCTCCGACTACGAAGTCTACAGTTTCCTGGAAGTCCTCGCCGTTGATTGTCAACTTATCGCCAGCGTCAATGGCGTTGTTGATAACGTCGAAAGACGCAACAGCGTATTCCCATTCCTCTATCGCATTGTTGGCGACTTTTACCGATCCGGATGCAGCGACACCTGCGTTTGGAATTCGATCGTCAATCGCCTTGAACGAGGCAATGGCGGTCGAGGTGCTTAGATCCGAAGGATCGGTATAATGCACGACTCGAGTCACGTAACCGGCACCGGCACCGTTGGAATAGGCTAGGGCAAGCCCCTTTTGGCCTAACCCTCCTGCGATTGGCCCGCCGAATATCTTTCGGACGTCTTCAGGCCCTGCTGTGAAGGTAGGAACCCCGATCGGTCCCTTCTGAAATATCCCGAGCATAGCAAACGTAGACGTAGGCGCTCCTTGGATATTCTGAACTTTTGGCGGCGTTTCTCCGGTCCTAATTCTTGGGGCTAAGTCTTCCATAGTTTTTCACTGCTCCTTTGGTTCGGAGGCAGCAAATGACTTTGCCCCCTTTGTTCCTGTTGGGTGCTTATTCGCTACTGTCGGCGCTTGAGAGCCCGACTTGTTGCCGTGCTCTGAAACCTTTAGGACCTTGATCTCATTGGCTGCAATTGCATTCTTGATAGACAGGCTATCGAGAATGCACAGCGGTAAGTTGCACCGCTTTTCTCCAGGCTGAAGAGTCAGAACCCGTTCGGTGTCTACCTTGTCGCAGCCGCTACTCTGACGCTGTGCTTTTGCCCCCATTTGAGGGATCGCGCAATCGAGATTGTAAACTCTAATCGACTTACTCTTGCTACGTAACGTGACCATTGCACTCTCTCCTCAAATAAGTTTCGTCGTCAAAATAGGAACTTCAGCAGCGACTCCGGACTCCTGGAAGATCTGGCCGTCACTTACTAGGACTCCTCTAACAATCAACTGGCCAACGGCTTGTTTCAGATTGCTTCGATTCGCCATAAGCGTCGATGACAATCGGCCTACGAGGTCTATTTCGTAAGCATTGGTTCCCCTAGCCGGTTCCCCTGGACATTTCTCTGCAGACACACTCTTGCCATTCATAAAGTAGGCGTGAACCTTGTCCGTAATGGTCAGAAAAGTATCCTGGTGATTGCAGAGAATAACCAACTGAAAAACAAGGTCGATCGCCTCTTCTGCCGTGAAAGTCCTAAACTTGGAAGGCACTGTCGAGTCCGGAAGCGGCGCTCCGTATCTCTCTGATGGTTTCTGGTGGCTTGTGAACAAATCGTTCCGAGGCATATTAGGCCCAAGCATATACATCGCTGGCAGCTTTGCTAGGTCGATGCCGATGCCTGTGCTAGAAAAGTCGATGTCTGTATTGTAAATCACGTTCGCATTGAATATCGGCAATGCGGCACGTAGTTGAATTATCAACTGCCGAATCACCTCCGTCCTGTGCGACCTGATTTCTGTCATTTGAAAAGATTCTCCATAGTTTCTTTGATCTGTTGCTGCAAGGCGTCTCGCCTCTTATCTACTGTCGGGAAAAAGAAGGGCCTCGCAATCGTCATCTGGCCGTCCTCGCTTATCAACCCGAACTCATGGATTCGTGCGTACTCTACTATGCTAACACCTTCTGATTGCTCGTTGCCCGCAATCCCGACGAACCATACGAGCGGCGATTCTTTCCTGGCCGCGACCGCTTTCATCATGTCCCCTGAGTCAATCAAGGGTTTGGACGAACCCTTTCGGGCTATGGTCGAAGGCGCGTTTGGAGTGAATGGGA